ACTGTTGCCAATATGCACGATGCGTCTGGGTGTAGTAATAACGTTAGGGCTGTGTTTGGTGGGGGATCGTCACAAACTCCCCACACTAACCAAATGCAATATGTAACTATAGCAACCACCGGAAATGCTACAGATTTTGGCGACCTGCTTAGTACGCTGGACGCTGCTGGCGCGTGTTCGGACGGCACGAGGGGCGTGTTTGGTGGGGGAAATCATTCAGGTTCCGGAAACACTGGAAGCAACATAATTCAATATATAACTATATCAACCACAGGCAACGCGACTGATTTTGGCGATTTAACTGTTGCCAGAAGATATTTAGCGGCTCTTTCAGGAACATAGTGGGGAAAAATGAACAGCATAACTAAAAAAATAGACGTTGCTTTTAGTCTACCAGCTATATCAGCGGATAAGATAAATGCGGCGGCGGTTGCAAAAGTAAACGAAATGCTTCCTGAGTTGGACGCAAAAACAAGAGCGTTTGACCGCACCAACAGCCAGCACACGTTGTCTCTGATGACGTTGACAATGCTAAACGGTCAGTCTCCCATGCGAATGATGCGTCAGGTTATGGCTGAAGTCGAGAAGCGCAAGATGGCACTGGCCGAGGTACAGGTGAGCCACGCCAAATCGGTCAAAGAACTTGAGGAGCTTTCTGGAAAGAATGACCCTGTTTCTATAGCTGAGTTTCGTCAAAAAAGTTTTGGCTTAGACATGATGGAAAGCAAGATAAACGGATCGTTTAAAGATATCGCCACATTGATCGACGCTTACGAAAACATCAAAGCTGCAAATGGCATAGACGAATGGAGCGAAGAGGACTTTGAGCGGGAAGAAAAACGCCACCACGTTCGTCGTGGGTTCGAACTTATGTACCGTAACCTTTTGGAAGGCGGTCGCGCTCAAACAGCGACGATTGAATACTGCCAGCAATATGGCGTTCACCCGCAAGTCTGTCTGACGGAAGTTTCGGGTTACGTTCAACACACAGGTGAAGCAATCGCTAATGGAAAGCTGCCCCACGCCAATGAGCTAGAGGATTTTTTAAATCAAATGGCAGACAAGTACAACGCCAACGTAGATAAAACGTCTGAGCGCATGTTCGGGAAATCTGAGTTCGCTAATACGGATTATATGTTTAAACTGGAGAAGAAAAATGATACTTGAGTATAAATTAGACGCGGGACCAAAGGGTATGCACTGCCCTTACTGGTTGGAGGATGGTGGTTACTTTCGTGACCCTGATAATCATACAATGATTGGCTGGTCCCCTGATAAACCTGCACGTGAATACTACATTCCTTCAACAGTAATACGTCTTACCTCTGATGAATTAAATACAAGAGTACTTAATATTCATTCTCGTTACCCATTTAAAAACATTACGCCAGATGGACCATCAGTTACGCTAACTACAGATCAAGTTACAGCCCAAGTCACTGCTTGGGTTACGGCTCACAGCTAATGGATATTAATTGGACATTAGTAACAATAGTAGGGGCATTACTAGCACAGGGTGCTGCTGTAGTTTGGGCAGTATCTAGCATGGTATCTGACATTAAGTATAATATGGGTAATATAGCTGATGTTAAAGCTAGTGTTGAAAGACTAGATGATGACATACATGAAAATGACGTAACCATTGCACGTATTGATGCTAATGTAGAAGCAATAAAGAATGCCATGCACTCTATAATTGCACAGAGATAATTAAATGATAGACCCCGTTACAGCTTTTGCTGCAGCTAATGCAGCCTTCAAAGGGGTCAAGATGCTAGTAGGTGCTGGTAGAGAGATACAAGATGTATCACAGCAACTAGGTGCATGGTACGGTGCAGTAGCTGACATTACTAGGGCTGAGTCCCAACGTAAAAACCCTACATGGTTAGACAAGCAGACACACGGTACTGAGAATATAGAACAAGAAGCAATGGACATTATTGTTCGTAAGAAGACATTGCTTGAGAAAGAAAAAGAAATAAAGTTTATGTTAGACTACAGGTTTGGTCTTGGCACATACGATGAAATGTTAGGGATGCGTAGGCAAATACGTAAAGAACGAGAAGAGACTGTATACAAGGCTATGGAAGCTAAAAGACAAATACAAAATAACTTAGCCATAGCCACTTTATCGTTCCTAATTCTTGGTACATTAGGTGGGGGCATTTATTTAATAATATTAGGAGTTAGTTAATGAGCAACCTTATAGTTATGCCACTTGTGTTGGCAGGATTGTTAAGTAGTCCTGAGTTTGTAATATGTCAACTAGCAAAAAGAACAGAAGTAAGAGAAGAAAAGGTTTGCATTTATCGTGGACCTAATGGTACAATAGGATATCATTATCCGAGTTTTAGTTTTAAAGAATGCCCAAAACAATTTATGTGTAGATACACACCTAACGCTAAGAAGAAAGTATCAGTTCAAGATATACTTGACGGATTAAAGGACGGATTTTAATAATGATTAATCAAAGACTTAATGAAGCTGTAGCTAGAAAGTTTGGTTACAATGGTCCTGCTGATCCTCAAGCAGTTGATAAATTTTTAATGTCAAAACCTGAAAGTATTGCTACTGTCCGTAGAGCTTTAAACATTATGAAACCCACTACAGCTATGGCAGAGGGTGGTGACACTGAGACCACTGCAACCACTACCCCTGTAGAACCTGATGATGTGCCTACTAAGACACCGGAAGAAATGGCTGAAGAGGTAGTGCAAGGTCAACGTCAAATGGTACGTGATGCCTTTGTTGATCCTCAAGCTCTTGTAGCAAAACCAGAAGTAGCAAAGATAGACCCTACTGCTGCAGGTAGAACTATAGACCCTACTGCTGGTCAGATTACTGCTCCTTTACCTCAAGCTGGTCAACCTGATTTCTTTACACAAATTCAACAACCACTTAGCCCTAGAATGCCTTCAACTTCACAAAGGATAGATCCAAAAATTGCAGCATTTTTAGAAATTTATGGTTTTGAAGGTTCTGCAAATAAAGATATTGACAATCTTCCTCCTGATGAAAAAGCAAAACTAGAAGAAGTTACTGCCCGTATAACAAAAGAATACCTAGAAAATCCGCAAACAAGTGATATTATGCCGGGTCTAGAAAGAGCAGAACCTAGATTACCAACCTCACCATCA